GCCGATCCCCGCACCTGGGGATTTGCTCATGTGGTGGGCGTTGCAGCCGATCAGACGGATCTGGCCTCGCGGTGGGATGCGATGTCGACGAACGTCAACAACGCCGCGGTCCAACGCCGACACGTTCGGTGCTTCATCGAAGGTCCTACCGGTGTTTCTGATGCTACGCTGATTGCCGCCATGGCGATCAAGCAGAACTCTCGCATGGTAGTCAGCGCCGACGTCGAGGACCTCACCGTGCCGGACACGGGGAACAAGTTCCGGCGCTCGGTGGCCTGGGTGCAAACCGCACGCGTAGCGGCCATTCCGATTCACGAGGATCCCGCGCGCGTCAAGAGCGGCGCGGTTTCGAGCAACAACATTGCGCTTGTTCGAGACGAGAACATCACGCCAGGGCTTGATGACGCGCGCTTTTCCACGATGCGCACGTGGCTCAAACGCTCGGGTCTGTACATCACGAACGTCAAGCTCTTCAGCGCCGCAGGGAGCGATCTTCGGTACATTCAGCACGGCCGCGTGATCGATGTCGCGTGTGACGTCACCTACTTCGGTCTGGTCAATCAGGCATCGGAAAACTTCCGCGTCGATCCGGTGCCGGTTACCGATCCTACCACCGGACTGAAGTACAACCGGATCTTGGAGCAGGACGCTCGGATGATCGAGTCCGAGATTCAGGAGCTGCTTAATGATGCATTGCTCCGACCTGGGCACGTTAGTGACGTGAAGTTCGCGCTCTCTCGAACGGACGCCGTTCTCACATCCGAGACGCTGACCTCTTCGGTCTCGGTGGTTCCGCTCGGATATGCAAAGGCGCTGGTTTCTACAGTCTCGTTCGTTAACCCGGCTCGTCTCGCCACAGCCGCCTAATCACCCAACAACCTAGCTCTCGCGAGGATGCGTCGATGGCTCTTCCCAACAATCCATTGATCAATGGGCTGTACCCAGACTTTTCTGTGATCAACATCTCGATCCCTGGCTTTCGTTTGCTGGGTGTCGGATGCACAGAAATCAATTACTCGTTTAAGAACGAGCCTGGCGAAGCCGAGGGTACTCAGCAGCAAGTGCTTGGGTTGACCCCCGGTCAGTACCGAGCCGAAGGGTCGATCACGCTGCACAAGCGGTGGGCCGGAGAGCTGCGAGAGGTGCTGGCTCGTCGCGGCGGCTTTTTAAGCCAGCTGTTCAATATGGACGTTCAGTACGACATGAACGACGGTCTCGGTCCAATCGAGGACAACCTCGTCGGCTGCAAGATCAAGAACGGTGAGAACGGCCACAAGAGTGGCGCGGATCCCCTGGTCGAAAAGATCGATCTCTACATTCTCTACTACTTACCTGATGGCTTAGAGCCCCTGGACAACATGAGGCTGTAGGTCTGGAGACCCCTGCATGGATCAAGCAACGATTGACGCGCTCAAAGCCAAGTACGGCGACATCTACGAACTGACCGCATGCGGTGAGACCGTGATTGTCCGCAAGCCGTCCAAGGCCGCATACAACAAATACCGTACCTACCTGTTTGATGACGAACGCCGGCACACCGCGATGGAAACACTGCTCACCGATTGCGTGGTGGATCCAGACAAAGAATCCTTCTTCGCCATCATCGATCGGCTTCCCGGGCTCGCAGAGACTTTCGGGAGTGAGTGCGCTCGGCTTGCCGGGAACACCAAGCAGGTCGAAGTAAAAAAACTCTAGCGCTGCTTCGCTCGGCTGAAAAGAGCACGAGCGTTGCAGCCAAATGTGTCGAAGCAGTCTGCCAGCAGCAAGACAGCCCGGAAGCCGAAGTGGGCTATCACCTGATCGCAACCTTTATGCTTCGCGTATCGCACTTTCTCAAAGGTTAGCGTGAGCGTTCAGTTCGCCCTCGATATCATCGACCGCATGTCCGGCCCTGCCAACGTGGCAACCCGGGCCATGCGGTCGCTTGAAGACGAACTGAAGCAGGTCGACCGCGCGATGAAACTGGTCGACAAGCAGGCGCTTAAGCTTAGGTCCTCGCTTGCGATGCCGGGTCTTAGTACTCAGCAGCGGGCGGCGCTACGAATGGCATCCCAGCGTCTTTCCGTAGACCGATTGCAGCTCCGGGCGGCGCAAGACCAGGTACATGAAAGCCGGCGTTTTGGCGAGACGGCCCGGTCGGTCTTGGGCAACGTTGCGACGTGGGCAGCGGGCGCTACGGCAGGCGTAGCTGCGCTCGGTTTGTCATTTTTGCACGCGGCCGGGCACATGTCCGACCTTCGCACGATCACGATGAACTTTCTAACGACGCAGATGGGCGCGCACGAAGCCGCAGACCAGATGCGTCGGCTCGAGCAATTTTCAACGATGTACGGCGTGAGCCTGGAGGAGGCATCGACCAGCTACCATCGCATGGTCGCCCAGGGCTTCAATACCAATGAAGCCATGGCCATTATGCAGGGCGGTGCGGACGTGTCGACCGTGATGGGACCCGAGGTCTGGGAGCAACTCTCGCGAGACCTGGCGATCCTAAAGCAAGAAGGAACGGTCGACACCCGTCACCTTCGGGCTCTGTCCTTTGCAGGCGTTGGCATCGGCGATGTCACGTCTGAGATCGCCATGGCCCGCAATCAAGCGACCGAGGCGCAGACGGGTCACCGCGGCACGCTCACGGGCCACGACATCATGGAGATGGTCAAGAACCGTGAGATCACGGGCGAGGAAACCATCTCCGCAGCCCTCCGGGTCATTCAGCAGCGGTTCAGCGGCGGCCCCAATGAGCGCCTTGGAACTCGTGCGGTGAATCAAGCCGCAACAACGCTAGGCGGAAGCATCAACCGGCTCGATGCCCAATGGCACGTGTTCCTTTCTCACGTGGGCGACGACGGCGCGTTTCAACCAGTCATGCGGTTCGTCAATCGAATCACCGATGCACTGGCTAGCGCCACAGTCGAAGGAAGTGCATTTCGTACGGCCCTGAAGCCGCTGCTAGATCAACTGGACCAGGTCGATATCGCGGGAATGATCACACGCGCGGCGCAGGCACTGCCTGGGTTTATTCGCGGCGCCACTGACGCCATGGGGCTTGTGATCACAATTGTAGAAAGACTGACACAGGCCAACGATATCCTGCATGGTCGGGCTGTCGGCAATCTTGGCGAGTCCATGACCGAGGAGCAGCGCGGCGCCGGCGCTGGAATGCAGCAAGCCCCTGTTGAGCAAGGCGGCTGGGTCCAAAGCATGTTCAACTGGTTTGACCATCCGCTTCAATCGATGCGGATGGACAACGAGCGCTTGCTGCGCGAATCCGACGCGACCGGTCGGGACATGGCCGGACGCATTGAACAAGGCTTCCGCGATCGCGCGCAGATTCATAGCCCGTCCAAGGTGTTCACGCGCCTCGGCATGAACATGATCGAGGGCTTGGCGCGCGGCATGAACCTGCGTCTGGACGAGGTTGAAAACTCCGCCCAAGCGATCATGAGTACCATGGACCGCGAGATTGGCGGCGCCACCGTAAAGACCGTGGGCGGCCGATCGGTAAGCATCGGCGATATCAACGTAAGCGTGGATGGAAACAATCCGGACGCTGACGAGATCGGCCGACAGGTCAAACGACACCTTGCAAGCCTGATCACCGAGATCTCTAGCAGCCAGGGCGTGGCCACCTAATGCCTGCTGAACGCAACGTCATCGATACGATGCTCGCCCTCAGCGGGGATGAGCCCGCTGCCTCGGCGCCGCTTACCCCTTTCGAGCACGCGTTTGGGGAGTTCCAGCCCGATTACCAGCGTTGGGACCAGCTGTATTGGGGCTGGTTCGACAATGCCGAAGCGATTTGGCCTGTGGGACGCGTCAAGGTCACGGTCAAGCTCGTGCGGGACATCCGTGCTCCAAAAGCTGCAGGGAAACACGGCGCGCGCTTGACCGATCGCGGCAAAAAACCCAGCGAGGTCAAGATCGAGGTGTATCTATGGCGCCGTGACCACTTCGCGGCCTTTACGATTACCTGCGAAAAGTACGCAGCGCTGAAGTCAATCGAGGCGACGCAGCACGCCATCAAGATAAAACACCCGGAGACGGTTCGGGCCAAGATCAATGAGGTTGTCGTCAAGTCGATCGAAATGCCGGAGATCGAAAATACCTTCGGGATGTTCAAGGCTACGATGAACTGCGTCGAGTTTATTCCGCCACCAAAACGGAATGCTGCGGGACATACACAGACGGTCATTCAGCTTCCGGCATCGAGAATCGATCGACTGGGGCAGACGAACCGGGCTCCCGTCGAAGCAAACCGATCGGTTGCGCCCGCGACCCCACGAGACACCGAAGGTGTTCCCGCTTCAGGGATTCCTCAACCGATCGCAAGCGGGCTGTAACGTTTCGTGAGCGACCTCGAGATCAACGACATCGCGTGTCTTTCCGCCCGGATCTCATTCCCGCGGATTGGCCGCTGGACCGCGGATCTGATGGTCGACACCGAAGAGGAGATCACAGGCACTGCTCGCATTGTCAGCGGGGATGGCGCACTGGATCTCACGGGGACCGTGCAGCATGGCGGTGTGTATGCTGCCTATGCCTCGGTACGGGTCGTGGGCGGCGCCGGCGGCCTCGATCAAGAAGTCACGCCCGTCTACTACAGTAGCAGTCCGCTCCGAGTTCCTCTAACCGCCCTTCTGGCCGCAACTGGCGAACGTTTATCCCCACGGTCTGACTCTGCGATCCTAAGCCGCTTCGTGCCCGCTTGGGTACGAACACGAAGCCTGGGCGGTGCCCTACTGGCCAGCCTGATGGACGTAGCCGGAGCCGACTGGCGCGTGCTCGATGACGGTACGATCTGGGTGGGAACGGATACTTACCCGGATGTGGTGGTTGATCCCGTCGAAGTCGACACGCTCCATACCAATCCGTCCGAGGATCACACAATCCTCACCGGCACACCGATTCCGCCCGTTCGACCGGGCATGACGTTCGAAGGGCACCGCGTTGCGTACGTCGAGTATCACCTTGGTGAGAACGTACCGGCAGGCGCGGAACTCGACGTCTGGTACGAGCGGGACAACGCCACCACGGATCGCGTCCGGTCTGCGCTGTCTGCGCTGATCCGGCACGAGACGCGGGGCACCGACTATCACAAGCTTTTCTTGGCGCGGGTGCTCTCGCAGTCGGGCAACAAGGTCGATGTATCGCCCGATTCGGGTCGTCTGCCGACGCTTTCGGGCGTGCCGTTGTTTGGGTTTGCTCCGGGGATTGAAGCGACTGTCACGCCTGGTTCAAAGGTGTTGGTGGCCTTCTCTGACGGGGATCCAAGCAAGCCTATCGCGCTACCCGCCTGGGAAAGTGGGAGCACGATCGGGGTGCCGGTCAAGCGCTGCGGTGTTCTCTCGGGCACGGCGCCGTCCAGCGGAGGCCCTGTGACGTTTACCTACGTGGATCCGGATGGCGCAACCCATTCGGGACCATTGGTCGAGCTGAGCGGGAAGATCACTAGTTTGTAGACCACCGAGATCCGACATCATCCTGCATGACTGTATCAATGTGGTTTTCGTCGAGCTGTAGGTTTGCGTCAAACTCCACAAATCGCCCTGATCCATTGCGAGCACGCACCCGACATGAAGACTCCCACCACATCCATGTTTGCCACGGTGCACCGAAATTGTCGCCGCGCCTTGGCTCGGTGCACGAGATGACTCTTACGCCTCGCGGATCCTTTAGGTTCTCTCGCTCATAAGTAAGCAGCTGTCGCATGATCTGCCGTACGGTCAGCGGCCGTATGTCTTCATAGAGAATATTGGTCACGCCGTCGGCCATCACGTTTACAGAGAATAGCAGCACCATACAGACTGGTATTATCACTTTCACTTACTCACCCATGCCGCGACCGCAGCGCATCGGATCGCCTAAAGCCGTCATACGGAAGGCTTCATTGGCTATTCCCTTCCCGGCCTAGGCAATCGGCGCGAATGGCTCAGAACTTGAGCCGGCTACCGTGACCGCTTGGCCGCAGCCCTCTTGGGGACTTGCTTGCTACGAGTGCCCTTGTCCCGCACATGCACTTCTAGTCGCATACCAAGGGCATCCGAGGCCTTCACCATGGTCGCAAGGGTTACCCCGGTGTCATTCGGATCCAAGAGTCGGTTGATCACGGTTCGGCTCGTGGCCATACGATCCGCAAGAGCCTTCTGAGAGACGTGCTTGAGTTCCATGGACCTGCGGAACTGCTCGGCAAGGATCTTCTTGCTAGCCAGCGTTTGCACTTCGCCGAGCTCGCCGAGCTCTTCAAAGAGCGATTCAAGGCTTGAGCCAATGTGCTTGTTTTTCATCGCTTCCCCTTCACCTTCTTGAGCCGTTCCTTGGCCGTCTTGAGCTCACCGGCCGGCGTCGCTTGGGTCTTCTTTTGAAAGCCGTGCAGCGCCACAATCGTGGTGCCTTCGACGCAGAAAAACAGTCGGTACTCACCGCACGCAGCCGTGGTTCGAAGCTCGTGCAGGCCCCCTCCTAGCGATCGGACGCGCGGCATACCCGTCGGCCAGAACGCCTGCACGTACAGCATGTCTGCTCCGATTTCGTGCCGCGCTTCTCTCGGAAGCCCACGAACCCACTCCCGGGCGGGTTCGTTGCCGGTCTCGCTTCGGTACCAAGCACACGTGAACTTGCGCGCTGTGGGCACATTCTATGTGTACCTTTTTCGGTACACCTTGTCAAGTGACCAATGACCGTTGACTTCGGCACAGATCTTTCCCTGCAGGACGATGTCAGTCCTGAGTTCCCGGAGGTTACCGGGCTCGACGTACTCAAAGAGGCTTGCGTGCGTCGTCTTTCGACTCCGCAAGGCGATCTCTTTTATGACCCGGCCTACGGATACGACCTCACCGGGATGCTCTCGGACTCGTACACGCCGAGCGACATCGCTCGCATGCAAACGGACATCGTTCGGCAGCTCGAGCTGGACGAGATGATCGATGGCGCAAGCTGCACGGTCAGCAACGTGACGTTTGAGTCAATGAACGTCGACATTCTGATTCGGACTGCATTGGGGCCTTTCTCGATGACTCTCGAGATCAACAACGTGTCCGTGAAAGTGTTGCAGGCGTTCAGTGGCTGATCCGACCCTTCGTGACCTACTCGGGTCTGACAATGAAGATGATGCGCTCACCTTCCTTCTGACGCAGCTAGCCAGCATTGGGTTTCCGACCGTCAATTGGCAATCCGGGCGTGTCATCCACACCCTGCTCAAGGCTTTTTCACGAGCCCTTGCGGTGGGCAGTGGCCTTCTGCGCGATATCACGGCCGGTGGGCTGCTCAAGCTCTCCACGAGTGGATGGCTCACGCTCCTTGCGGACTGGTATAGCTCGCCCGCCGCCCCGGTTGCTCGATTCCCTGCGACCTTTGCGCAAGGTCAGATTCTGCTCAACGTCTCAATCGGCAACGGTCCGTACCCGCTCGATCCGGGTCAAGTGATTGTGCAGGAGTCGGTTGCGAAGCATCGATACCTCAGCATCAATCCCATCAGCGTTACCCTGCCCGCTGGCCCCAGCAACACGATCGTTCCGTTCATTGCCGAGAATCCGGGCTCTGCATTCAACGTCAGTCCTGATACCGGGCTTACCCTGGTCACGCCACTACCCGGCGTGACTGCTTCGTTTTACGTACCTTCGGGCAGCAATTCTTGGCTCATGACCCAAGGTACCGACGAAGAAACTGACGCGTCACTGCAGACTCGTTGCCGCGCCAAGTGGGGAACCGTCGGGTTTCTCAAGCCCGCAGACGGCTACCTGTTTCTGGCCATCAACACGCCAGGCGTTGGCACCAAGCCCACCAAGACGGTCGTTCGAGATGACAACCCGCGCGGTCCCGGTACGGTCGATATCTGGCTTGCGGCGGGTGACGGGCCGATTCCGACAGCCGACGAGACGCTTGTTCGCAACTACTTACTCTCGCTTGCCAATCCAACGGCCGATCTGCAGGTTCAGAACGCCACCGGTGTGACCGTCAACGTGTCTGCCACGCTGTATTACGGCAGCGCGTTCTCTACGGCCGTGGCCACGGCAACCGATGGCATCGTGGGGCTCATTCAGTTTATGGCCATCGGCGGCACGTTGGGCCTCGACGACGTGATCAAAGTCCTGAAGGACACGCCCGGTCAGATCAAGGTGCCGATTCCCTCGGTGCTGATCAACGGGATCAATGACGATCTCACGATCGGGGACAATGAAGTCGCAGTGGTGGGCACGATTGCCATTACCGGCGTAGTGGTTCAGCAATGACCTTTGAAGAGTGGTTCGCCGGGAAAGTGTCTCCCGGAACGGTTCCGCTTGTTCCGGGTTGGCTGCGGCAGAAGTTCAGCAAGGCCTTTTTGTCTGTGATCGGCTTCTCGCTGGATCTTCTCACGAGATACACGCGCGCGGCCGTCACATATCGGATGCCCAGCTACGCACCGAGCGATGTGTTGCCCTACGTGGGAGACGGTCGATCCATTGATCGATACTTTGCCGACACGGATGCGACCTACCGAGAGCGCGTCAAGGCCGCATGGGATCTGTGGTTCGAAGCCGGATCGAAACAACGCTTGATTGACTGCATGCTCGAACAGGGCTTCGAGAACGTTCGCGTGTATTCCTACAACGACCTGGGCGGCAACGTTCCCGATCCCTGGGCCGGCTGGTTCAGCGCGTTCTGGGTTTTCGTAGGCCCCCCAACCGATGTCACCGCACCAGGCGTCTGGGGCACAGGGACGTGGGGCGGAACAGTACCGGGGCACCATGGCGCGCCGGACGGTCCACGCGTCTGGGGCGCAAGCGGGATCAACTCGTATGAAGTCGAGCAGTTCCGCAAAGCGATTCGCAAATGGAAGGTCACCCACGAGATCTGCGCAGAGGTTGTCTTCTGCAGCGGACGGATCTGGGAGCCCGTCCCGGCATGGGGCGACGGCGTATGGGGCGGAACTGAGTCGGTAAGGCTCCGCGGAATTCCGTAGTCGAGAACAAACTAGCATGGGCTTAAGGCAATACTGGCCAGCACACTTCGTGGTCGAGGGGGAAGTTCTCAAGATCAACCCCGAGATTCTCACGATCGTGTCGGGCGGGTCGTTTATCAACCCGATCACCGTCACGGTCACCGACGCGGGCAACGCTGGGCTCAATACCCTTGCCACTCTCACAGCGCGTCGCACGAGTCCCGGGACGGGTTTCGGTGAGTCGATCCTATTCCGGCTCGATGATTCGCTGAACATCATCGCGGACGCCGCAGCAATGGATGCGCTGTGGGAAAGTGCGACGTCCGGATTTGTTTCCAGCGCGATCGCGTGGCGCACCCGAGATACAGGCACTCCACTTGCCGAGCGTATGCGGCTCACGAGCAAGGGAGCGCTTGCGATCGGCACGCTCTCTCCAGACCCAAGCGCAAAGCTGCAGATCGACAGCACCACGCGCGGCATTGCGCCGCCGCGGATGAGCTCGACACAGCGCAATGCCATTGCGTCCCCGCTTACCGGTCTCATTGTCTACAACCTCACGACCGGCAAGATCTCACAGTTTAACGGGACCAGCTGGGAGGACGTTGGTGTTACCGGACTTGGCGCCGGCGACGAAGCCCACTTCGGCATCGAGCCAAGCGTTGGCACGACGTTCGGCGCGGCGGGTTTGTACTTCCGTTACAACCTATCCCTGTACGGTCGCAACGAGGCAAACAACACCTCGATTCCCATCCTCACGCTAGACTTCAGTA